ATTCATCGACCTGGCCGGTTATGTCGCCGGCGCTGCGGTCGCCCACGTTAGCCGTGTTGGCCGAAACCAGGCCGCTTGGGACCGCGATGTCGGTCAACGTGACATAGGTCGAATACCAGTTGTCGGACGTGCGCCAGCGCACGCGAATGTCATAGGCGTTGCCGCCCAGAACATCCGTGACGTCACCGGCCGGATTGTCGCTGTGAAAGGGGCCAGACGCCGACGCCGCCCAGGCCGGGGGCGCCGCGCCGGTCGGCTGCAATTCGACCACCAGGTCTTGCTGCGACCCCGCTGTAACCGGATCACAGGATATGGCGATGACCGGATAAGAACTGCCGTCCGTCGCCGTGCGCACCGCGCCCACAGCCGTAAAAGTGGTTGGCGGATAGACGCCTTTTGTGACGACGATGCTGAGCGCCAGCGCCGGTTGCGAGACCTCGCCCGTCGTCAGAACGGTGCGGATTTCTACATCGATATTGTACGGCGGGACGGTGCTTCCCGTAGACACCTGGGCGTTGATGATGGGCGGTGTTGTGCACGACCTAGCCGTCGCGGCTACCGTCGGCATAGAATTCCAGGTTGAACTCGGGTCCTGCGCCAGAGACCTGCGCCAGCGGGCTGCAAACCCGGCTATGGGCGTCTGGCGCTGTTGAACAACGGCGAAGGCGACGGTGATCCCGCTAGGGTCGCCCGTGGCGCCCAAGATTGTAGGGACAGGGGCGGCGACTTGCGTAGTCAGGGCGCTCTGGAGGGCCGCGATGGTTCCGGTTTCAGCAGCGACAATGGCGTCCGCATCGTACTTTTGCGCCGTGATCTGGACAGAGCCATCTGGCTGAGGCTGAACGTCGATAATCTCGACGTCTTCAGTCACAACGCCCGTCAGGCCGATGACAAGCAGGTCGCCAGGGTTAGGCGCTTCGTTCTGGGCGAGCGGCGTTCCGAAGACCAGATCGCGCGTCGTGCCGGCTGAGGTGACAATGGGGACGCCGCGCAGCACCTGGTCATTGCGTCGGACGTCGACGGTATAGGTTTGGCCGGCCTCAAACGTGACCTCGCCATCGAGCCGAACTCCGGCCACCAAGGCCCCGGACCATCGTCTAAACCTGACACGCGCCTCGCCAATGCCAAACAGGGTCGAGATATGGCGCACGGCGACACGGTCGCCGAAGGTGGAGGCGACGGCGTCTATGCCGGCCGTCCAGGAATGAGTCTCGACGAGGAGCTTTAGTTTGGCCAGAAAGACGCGGCCCTCGCGCTGGGCGCGGTCGGCGGTGCAGGCATATTGGAGGGTGAGAGATTCAAAAAGGGTCGCGTTCGCGCCGGTATAGCCGTCATTATAAACATAGAACCCGTCTTCTTGATAATCCTCATCGATATTGATGAACTGGACGAAGACTGCATGAACGGGGTCGGGAAAGACGCGCTTATATTTGTAGTTCTGGGCGTTGCGGCCTGAGAAGATTTGCCGAGGCGACGGCTTTTCATAATCGGGCACACAGCAGAGCGCCTGACCATTCCAGTAGAAATAACACCGGCCCAGCTTGCCGAGCTGCACCATCAGATCAGATTGGCTGGTGTCGGTCATCACGATCTGGCCGCCATGCCAGTTCATGGTTTCGATCAGGGTGTATTGGGCCCCGAATGAGGCGTCGATTTCCGCCGCCGTAAGCGGATTGGCGGCCGGATAGCCCGTCATCATATAGCGGACCAAGGCGGCCGCGTTCGACGTGGGTTGCCAATTCACGGCATCGTACGTGGTCGGGTCGCCAGGCCAGGTTCCTGTCGTGGGATTGTAAATCGGCGCAAGCGGCGTCACGACGCCGCTGATCGTGCTGAGCGTGCCAGAGAAATCTTGCGTCGCCATGACCCGCAAGACGATCAGGGACAAGGTTTCGTCGGCTATGGCCGGCTCCGAGGAATTGTACGACCGCAGCGCCGTCCAATAGACGTCATCGACACTGCGCGAGGTATCGCCGCCCCGCCGAATACGGCGCCCCACGCGAATGTCATATTGTCCCGATGGTACATCCCAAGCCACGGTTTGACGCGTCGGATTGTGCGTATTGCCTTTGATCCAAAGCGAGCCGGCCGGATAAGAATTGCCGTCGGCATCCGTGCCGGCCGGATAGCCGGGCACAGGTTGCCAAGCGTTTTGGCTATACGGCGAATACTCCATGTAGATCACGGCGTCCTGATCGTTCTCTTGGCCGCCGGACGTGGTGTAATAAAGCTCAGGCCAGAAAAGATCGATCTGCAGAGATGTGGCGCCCAGGCCCGACGTTTCGAGCGTCCAGTCTGCGTGCAGCGGATCGAGGTCGTTCTGAAACGACTGTTGATCCACTTGGGTTGGATAGAGCTGCGAGACGCGCGGACCGGGCGTCAGGAAGTACTCGATTGAATATTCCGACGTCGGATAGGCCGACAGCGGCGTCTGGCCGATCTTGATATCGGTCACCTGGCAGGGGCCGTAATGAACGCCCAGCATGACGGTCAGATAGGTGTCATTGCCGATCGTGGACGAGAACGCGCTTGCCGCCACATCGAACGCCCATCGCGTTGCCCCCATGCACAGCGGCATGGATTCGCGCAGGCGCAGCTGGTTGGATTGCCCTTGCAGGGAATAGATCGGATTGGTCGATTGCGGGTTGTTCGGACCGAATATGGCCGACAGGGCCAGCTCGCCGACAACATTGATCGCCGCGGCCGCCGCGACCGTAATGGCGACAGCGGCCGCCCCTTGTATGCCAGCATTGGCGAGCGCCGTGGCGAGCGGTCCGCCCGGGCCGGTGATGACAAAAGACGCCACCATGATAGCGATCTGCAGGGCGACTTCGAGGGGGTTTTTATGACCGCCGCCGCCGCCCTGAGGCATGACCACGATGTTGACGATTTCGCCCTGACGGGGAACGATTTTAAGCGAGGCTGGACGATCGACCAGCAAGAGGCCGTCGATATACACATTGGTGCGCGGCAGGTCTTCTAAGGCTAAAAAGTCGTCTTGGCAGGCCTGCAGCAGGATTTCGCCAATGGTCAGGCCTTCAGCGATCGGAACCTTGTGCAAGGTCGGCGTGAATGGCTTAGGGGCAATGATGACGTCAGATGTCATAAAACCCCTCTACCCGACCTTTCCATCGCGGATCATCGATGCGGGCGATCGACGTGTCCGGGCCGCGTTCGGCGTGAATGAAATTGCGGGCGTCCAGCATCAGCCCGACATGGGCGGGGCGCTTAAAGACGGAAAACAACACCACGACGCCAGGCGCGGCTTCGACGGTGCGCCAGGCGCAAAGGCGGTGCAAAATGAGATCCGCAATCGCCTCAAAATACGCACGGCCGACGAGGCCTGAGAGGGGATAGGCATCGCCCCAAAACGGCGTCGGCTGACCCAAGATTTCGCGGCGGAGCCAGCCGACGCAGCCTCGGCAATCCCAGCCGGTCGGGTCCAGGCCATGCAGCTTGTAGGGGACGCCCACATAGACGCCTGCGCGCTGATAGAGGCTTGGCGACATCTGGGCTCCCTGCGCGCGGCGCGCGCACCAGAACAATCATCAGAACAAGCTGGGCGTCCGGGCGATGGTGTAGCGGGCGGCGCAGGCCGGTTCGGAATCGAACTCGCGCGGCTTCAAGGTTCCGGTGATGCGCGCGCCGGCGATTTCTGCATCCATCAAGACGGCGTTCGTGATCGCCATTTCCACCACATTGGGCGACGAGACCCGGACGGCCTGAATGTTGACGACGGGCTGACCGACGGCCGTGCGAATGGCGTTGGCGATTCTCACATCTGCGCCGTCGCCGATGACGATCTGAGTCTGGCGCACGGGTTCGGTCTGACCGGCGCCGCCCCAGGCCAGTTGAAACGGAAAGAAGGTGTAGAACTGGCCATTGCTTTCCAGGCCCGGGTTATTGGCGTCAGAGCCGCCGGGATAGTTGGTGAACAGAAGCGGCGCAGAAAGCCCCGTCGCCGTAAGCGAAACCAAGATAGCGAGCGGTTCGACGTTTTCCGCATACAAGGCTTCGACCATGGCGAGGCTGACATTCTGCATTACGTCACCACCAGGCGCAGGCCGACTTCGGTAATGGTCCAGAGCCCTGCGTTTTGTACGGGCTTAGGCGCGCCGTCGGTCATCCAAAAGGCGACGCAGAGCTGTTGTGTGTCGGGTCGAACGACGAAAAAACCGCCGCGATTATTGAGATAGAACTGGTCGAGCGCATCGACTTGCGCGGCGTTCAACCGCATCTGCCCCCGAAAACTATATTGCAACTCCGTATAGAGGTCTCGTGTGACGCCGATATTTGTATCTGTGGAATAGGACGTCATATTGCCCAGCGGTTCGGGCAATTGGCCGGCTTGAAACGGCGGCAGGATCGAGGGCCAGACCGGCAGCTGCAGGTCTGGATTCGTGTGAAACCCCGGGTCCCATACGGTTGGGCGGTTCCAGCCTGGGGCGGTCGCCAGATAGGGCTTCAGAAGCGCGGCGGAATAGGCGCCCGACCCGGACATGTTGGTGCAGACGCCGATGCGCTTAAACGCTGCTCCGGCCGGCGCCGTCAGGCGGCCGTAGCTATAATTGAAAGTGAGCGGCAAGCCGCGGGAGGGGCCGCCAGACCCGTAAGGCGCCGCTGTCGTCAGCGGGATCGAGGTCAGTCCGCCGATAGGTGTGGAAGCTCCATTAAGCCATTGAACATACGCGCCAAACCCGTCGCCGCCTGATGTCGACCAGAAGGCGGAGGCCTCGACAGGTTCGCCCGCCGACGAAACGACCGGATCAGAGACGGCCACCATCTGGCCGTTTCCATTGCCCGTCAGCGAGAAGACCGCGCGACCTGGCGCGCCCAGGACGCTTTCGTCTACGACGAGCGCGCCGCCACCGCCGATATTCCAGTTAAGAAGCCCATCGAGGCCGCCCGCATTTTTCAGCGCGTTTCCCATGGGTTAGGGGCGCGTCTTCAGCGTTTTAGGCATGGTCTTAAGCACGCGTTCGAGCTTGCCGTTCGCCCCCATGCCGGCGACCCCTTTTTCCAGCATGGGCGTCAAGACGACCGCGACATCGCCGTTAGACCCTCGCGTCGCCTTGGCCTGCATGGGCTGGTTGGTGTTATTATGCAGGTGGACATTGGTGTTTCCGCCGGCGCTCGATTGATTGGCCATGGCGGTCGACGCGGCCGACTGCGCTTGCCAGCTTTGACGCCGCCGCGACTGTCCATAAGGATCATCGCCGATATAGCCGCCGTCGGCGAAGCCCGGCATGGGGTCGCCTTGATTGATGGCGTGCAAGAAATCCAAATGTCGGGCTGCAGCGTCTGCATTGACAATGTATTCGCCGTGAGAGACGCGCGCTGTTATCGAATCTGAACGCCCGGAACCAGGGCCAACAACGCGGCCGCCATCTGCGAAAGCCAGGTCGGGCAAGATCGTGGGCAAGATATCGGTCGGGAGCGCGGACGGCCCGACGATATCGCCGGGGTCGAAAGGGTTGAAACCGTTTACGCCGTCAGACTGTCCAAGAAACGATGAAACCCCCGGTATGCCTGCAGTTCCGCCGCCCGATTTCAGCGCAAGGGCCGCAGTTTGGGCGGCCTGCGCGAGGGCGACAAAGCTTGTGTTTAACGTCGTCGTGGACGTGGCGAGGCTGGAATTCGCGACCTGAGTGCTTGCGCCGCCGAAAAGCTTCGTCAGGCCGGAATTATTGATTAGCCCTTCAATCGCCTTATCCACGGGCTGCAGGGCGATGTTGGTGACCTGTTTTAGGATTTGATCTTCAATTGAGGTTACAACATCATTTAGCGCCTTTTTGAAGCTCGTCGTGCCCTCTTCGAGCTGGACAAGCGCCGACGAGACCTTGGTCATGCCGGCCGCCGCGTCGGCTTCCGCCATATCGAGCGGAGATTGCTGGCTCGATGGGTCGTACATCTTCGCCAGAGGGCTCAGCTGAGACCTGCGGAGGCTTTCCTGTTCTTGACCGTTTAGGGTCGATTGAGCGCCCGTCAGCGCCTGCCCTTGGGCTTGCAAACGGGCCGCCGTCGCCTGATCGCCGCGCGCCGCAGCGGCTTCGGCCGCGACCTGCAAGTGCGTCAGCAAGATTTGAGTCGCCGCGTCACGTTGTTTCTGGGCGATGGCGAGCTGTTCGCGCTCAATGGCGTTGCGTTGATCGGCTGTAGTGGCCAGGGCCTTGGCCGCTGTGAGGCTTGCCGTCTCAAAGGATTTGGCTTCCGTCCGGGCCGCGTTTTCCGCGTCCGCGACCTGCGCGGCGTTCATTTCGGCCTGGGCGCGTTGGCGAGTCGCTTCGCTCACGCCAGTGACGTTTATCACAGTATCCAGGCGCGCCTGAGCTTCCGCCTGTTGCAGCTCCAGAAGTTTCTTTTCGGCTGCAGCGCGCGCCTCAGGCGTCGCGCTTTGATCGCCCGCAGCCGCTGAAAGTACCTTCGTCTGGTAAGCGTTGCCTGCGGCCTGGGCGGCGGCGTCCGCTTGCGCGCCCC